GTTGTAATTTACTCGGCGGGCTTCCTGAATAATCTCGTCCCAGCCTTCGCGGTCGTTCTCAACTACTAGCAAGTAGTCGTCCGCGAATTGTTGGGTCGCTGTCTTGTCGTATGTTGCGAGGATGTCGCCTTCTTGTAGTTGCATTTCTTTCTCCTGTCTTAATACATGAGCGAGGATTTCCCGCTTTCATGTCGCGCCCTAATTGAGTCATGAACTCGCGCCTCCTGTCAAGGGATTAGGGCTGTGTGACTGGTCACACTTTTTTATTATGTCTTAAGCACTAACCCCCATGAGATTCTTCCAAGCCTCGTGCGCTATGTCCTGAGTCTGGCGGTAATCTGCCTCCTCTAATTCAGACATGAGCAGACGGCGGTTATACGCCTCATCTGCTGAGGCTTGAGTACCTCGTACCCATAGGGCTATGACTTCATCCTTGATTTCTTTCGGCACAATCTGCATTAAGTCATGAAATGTTTCATGTTCTTCGCGTTGTGCTCGTATCTGCTGACCTAATCGCCATGTCGTAGGGTTGCCAAACCCGCCCGCCTGTGATGCTTCCCATTGTTCGCGGATATTCATTTGCTTTTCTCCTGTCGCTTTCGTTATGTCTTAAGTCAGAGGGGCTTTCCCTCTAACTAGCGCCCCCGCTAGGTCGTGAGCCTGCGCCGACTTAATCGGGGCGGGGGCTGTTATGTCTTAAGCCTCGATAAACTTACCTCCGCACATGTCGCAAGATACGCCCGCCTCAATCACGCCACGAGAGGCGCGGATTACCTGCTCACAAGGGCATTGCGCCTTGAGGAGGTTAGTGTTGCGCCCCTTCTTCTTAGCCTGCTCGCCTCCTAGGGCGGTTAAATCGAACGCATTAGAAAGGATTGTGAGCGCCTTCTTCCATCGCTTAGCGCCAAAGTCGGTGAGGGTAGTGGAGGCGTGACCCTTGCCCTTAATCTCGTGAGTTTCTAGCCCTAGCGCCTCGGCTTGAGTTTTAAAATGCTTGTTGTGGTACTGGTTAGAGGAACAGTCCTCCACGCCGTTTTGGTGATTGATTGAGTGCGCCACCTCATGGAGGAGGGTAGAAAGTAATTCTTCTGGTGTCGTGAAATGCTCAAGATTGAAAGCGATTTCAGAGAAAGATTCCTCTCCCGCTTTCCATGGTGTGAAGGGTGTGAAATGACCCTTGCGCCCCTTGAGGTCACGAGTCACGAGGAGCGTTGCGTGGGGTGCGCCTGTTTCTGCCTTAATAATCTCGTGAGCCTGTTCTAGTGCCTTGGTGATGGTGCTAAGTGCCTCCGCCTTGGTTGTTGCCTTGCCTGTCTTAACCGCTGTTGTTGCTGTCATTTCTTGTTTCTCCTGTCATGTCGTAAGTCCGATTTGAACTCACAAGGAGATTTATACACCTGCTCCCGCCATGCCCTCAACATTTGAGGGGTGTGTGACTGGTCACACTTTCTAAGCGTGTAGCCGATGACTGGTCATCTCACTATGTGAGACGGCAGGCGTAAGCGCGAGCATGCGGGGCAGGCTATGCGGGGGGAGCGCGGGTATTAGGGAGCGCGATTAGAGAGTGAAAGCCCTGCCCTGCTCCAGCCCTGTTGTCTTAAGTCATAGCAAGCAGAAAGCACAAGGGAGCAAGCATTGAAAGTAAGTGAGTGAGCGTGCATGCTTCACCCCAGGATTGTTAAATCCGTGGTGTGTATGTGTATGTGTATCTACCCACATAACTTTGATAGTTCTGGGGTCACTAATATGCCTTTGACCAGCACTTTTGCCGCAGGCAAAAAACCCGTAAAAAAACTTTGGACAAAAGTGTCCGCTAAGGACCTTTTGGACACCTATAGTATAGTGAGAGGCGAAATAATCGGAGCCTCTCTACACACTAGCAGCGACCCTTGGGGTCGCACCCTAAATGAAGCCCTAACCTTCGGCTTCGTTTAGACTACGCCTTCGGTTAGGAGATAAGCCCGAAACTTCCATATTTCCGTTTCGGTATGCCTATGGACAGAAAAAGAGTTACAGCAGCAAGCCATAAGAGCGATGCCATTAAAAGGCAAATTATCGAATTCCTAATGGAGGGGTACTCTGTCCAACGGGCGATGGATGCCGTAGGACGAAGTGTTAAGACCTATGAATACTACCGTAAGACTGACCAGGAGTTCTCAACCCAGGTAGATAAAGTCCGTAGTATGACTGCCCGTGGCGAAATCAATGGGGCTAGAGGGGAAGTACCACCCTTCCCTGAGTTTTCAGAAAAATTTTTAGGCACTAAGGTGTTCAAGCACCAGGAGCATTGGATTGACTTATTAGAGGGTAGAGAACCTTCGGATGTCCATCCAGCCATTACCCATGAACCTGGGTCCCCTGACTTGATTATCATCAATACGCCACCAGAACACGCAAAGTCCACGACCATTACGGTCAACTATGCGGTCTATCGGATTTGCCAGAACCCTAATATCAGAATCATGATTGTGTCTAAGACACAGGCTATGGCACAGAAATTCCTGTTATCCATAAAAAACAGACTGACACATCCTAAGTACCAGGACCTCCAATTAACCTTTGGACCTCCAGGCGGTTTTCAAAAAGGGTCTGATTCATGGAAACAGGATTTAATTTATCTATCCTCTGAGTCTCGCGACTCTGGCGAAAAGGACCCTACAGTCCAGGCTATCGGTATCCGTGGTCATATCTACGGCGCTCGTGCTGACTTAATCATCATGGACGACTGTGTTGACCATACCAACGCCCATGAGTACGAACGACAGATTGACTGGATTCAGTCGGAAGTTATGTCCCGTATTGACAATGATGGTGGTCGCCTACTGGTTATTGGTACCCGCCTTCGTCCCAAGGACTTGTACTCTGAACTGCGTGATGAAGCACGCTACCCAGATGAGACTTCCCCATGGACATACTTTGCACAACCTGCAGTTTTAGAATTTGACGAGGACCCTGACAAATGGGTAACACTCTGGGCTAAGACCAACATAGCACCTGTATCTGGTAAGGGAGTACCTGACGAGAACGGGCTATATGCCAAGTGGGATGGACCGTCTCTGAATAAGAAACGAAGTCGTATCTCCCCAAATCTCTGGGCAATGGTCTATCAGCAACAGCAGGTACATGAAGATTCCGCTTTCCCTACTGCAGCCGTTAAGGGTGTCATCAATGGCGCTCGCAACTTTGGAGTTATTCCAAGGGGCAAGCACGGTGTGCGTTACAACGGTATGGATGGCTTAATTGTTGTAGCAGGACTAGACCCAGCAGGCTCTGGTTATACCGCTGCTGTTTGTCTGGCTATAGATGTATCTACACAGAAGCGTTATCTGTTAGATGTTTCTAACAAGGCTGCGATGAAGCCAGATGAAATCCGAGAACTCATTAAGGGTTGGACGGACAAATATAGAGTTTCTGAGTGGCGTGTTGAGAAAAATGCTTTCCAAACGATGTTGACTCAGGACCGTGAGGTACGGGAATACCTGTCGTCACGGGGTGCAATTTTACGCGAACATCATACGGGTCAAAACAAATGGGACACCAACTTCGGAGTTGCATCCCTGACGACCCTCTTTTACGGATGGGAAGATGGCAAGGCTCTTATTGAGTTCCCATCAACGCATGCATCAGAAGGTATTAAGACACTCATCGAACAACTGGTCACCTGGTACCCAGATGCACCTAAGTCACAAAAGACAGATACCGTCATGGCTTTCTGGTTTGCTGAACTGGGTGTGCGTGACCGTTTAGTAAATGCTACAAATTTTGCAAAGTCGCACAACCGTATGAATATGTTCCATACCAAGTATGACGAATCAAGACAATATACCGTTAATTTAAGTAACTACAACTAATTATAGAACTGGAGGTGTGTGCGATTAAAACTGTTGACGAAATTAAAGATAACTTCCTCGTTGTCAAACAAACATTTGCTGAGCGAGACAGTCGCATGGAAGATGTCCTCCTAGTTCGCAAGGGTCGCATGCGCGATGTTTACCCTGATTTATTCCCAGATGGTCCTTTCGAGAACCCAATCGTGGCGAATATGGTGGACATCTCAGCGCGTGACCTATCCGAAGTTATCGCACCACTACCTGCGTTTAACTGCAACTCACCTACTATGGTTTCCGAGAAGGAACGCAAGAAGGCAGATAAGCGTGAGGAGATTGTCAACGGCATTGTTGACTTCTCGGATTTACAAACACAGATGTTTACAGCATCGGATAGATATGTAACCTACGGATTTGTACCTGCACAGGTTGAATATGACCTAGAAGCCAAGATGCCACGCATCCGTTTCTTAGATGCCTATGGTTCATACCCAGTACTTGACCGCTTTGGTCGCGTTCAGTACTTCTACCAACGAATTCAGAAGTCTGTAACTGAGTTAATGGCTGCATATCCAGAGTATGCCCACATTATCTTTGACAAAGACGAGAACACAGACTCATCTCAACTTGAAATCGTACGCTATCACGACAAAGACCAGGATGTTTTGTTCATTCCATAACGCAATAACCTTGTTATTGACCGTGCAGCCAACGCTCTTGGCGAAGTTATGGTTCGTGTTGTACAGCGACCATCTATTGATAGCCAAGCACGCGGACAATTCGATGATGTTCTAGCAATTCAGGTAGCAAAGGCACGCTATGCGCTGCTTTCTCTTGAGGCTGCAACCAAAGCAGTACAGGCACCTATCGTTGTACCACGCGATGTTGGCGATTTGGCACTTGGTCCAGATGCTGTTATCCAAACAGAGCGCCCACAGGATGTACGCCGTGTATCTATTGAGATTCCTGGTGGAACATTCGCACAGCAACAGGTTCTTGAAGGTGAATTGCGTTTAGGTTCACGCTATCCAGAGTCTCGTACAGGTAACATTGATGCATCTATCGTTACAGGTCGTGGTGTACAAGCGCTTATGGGTGGCTTTGATACACAGATTAAGACAGCACATGCAATGTTTGCTCGTTGCTTTGTTGAATTACTTAGCCTTGCACTCAAGGTTGATGAAAAGATTTTTGGAAATGTAGAGAAGAACCTACGCGGTACACGCAACGGTACTCCTTACAACATTAAGTACAAGCCATCACGCGATATTGACGGTGATTACACTGTTGATGTTCAGTATGGTTTGATGGCTGGACTTGACCCTAACCGCGCTTTGGTCTTTGGACTACAAGCACGCGGTGATAAGTTGATTTCACGCGACTTCCTTCGCCGTCAAATGCCTTTCTCTTTCAATGCAACACAGGAAGAAGAAAAGGTTGACACAGAAGAACTACGCGATGCCATGAAGCAAGCGATTGCTTCCTATGCACAGGCTATTCCAGCCCTTGCATCTCAAGGTCAAGACCCATCGGATATTCTGTATAAGTTATCTTATGTAATTAACGAGCGCCAGAAGGGAACCTCTATCGAGGTTGCGGTTTCTGATGCCTTTAAACCACAGAATCCCCCACCTGGTGCGATGACCCCTGAAGGTGTAAGTCCCGAAATTCTCGGGCAAGCAGGCGCGGTCCCTCCAGGTGAGGGGCAACTTCCAGAAGGACTAAGCGCAACAGGTCGAATGGTAGGTGTTGCACCAGGACAGATTGCTCCAGGTGGCAGACCAGATGTTCAATCCTTACTAGCAAGTTTGACAGCACGAGGCGAACCTAATTTGCAGGCATCGCTCATCAAACGAATACCAGTGTAAGGAGGTGAATAAATGAAAAAAGCATCAGCACTTAAGAAGGGCTATAGCAAGAAGCCTGCTAACCAGGGTTCAGCAGGAAAGCCTAATGTACAGAAGCCAATGACAGCAAAGAAGGCATCCTCTAAGGGTGGCAAGACATTCTTCTCTGCTACACCATCAGGCACACGCGGTACAAAGAACAAGTAATAAATACAGTCGGCTGCCGAGAACGCAGAGTTAATGGGTTGATAACCGCGATTAACACATCAAACAGTCCTGAGCATTTGACATTAAAAGGCTCACCAATATGCCTCTAGTGTAATGGCAGCACAACAGTCTCCAACACTGTTTGTCAAGGTTCGAGTCCTTGGGGGTATGCATAGTTCCTATTCGTCCTACGGGACTGGATAGGCTTTTATTCA